CGAAAACAACAGGCGTAGAGGCTGACTTTGGTGACACTAGTCCTTATCGTGCCGTTGGTGCTGTTGAAGAAAACCACACATTCATTGCGAGAATTAATCCTAAGTATGCCCACGGAGTTTCTGGACACTTTGGTGCTAAGGGTGATGTTGTCGTTCACGTCAGAGCAACAATCAGAGTGGACGCTGAAGGAAGAAGGGTTCTGTTTATTGAAGAAATTCAATCTCAAAACGCACAGGCTAAGCAAGTTCCTCAGCACGAAGTTAAGCAGATTAAGAAAGATATGGGCATAATGACTGAGTTCAGAGAGCGTATGAAAGCCTCACGAGACGCATTTGAACGCCTGCAAGAAACAACTCCGTTTGGAGAAAGACAGGCAACCATAAAGGCTGACTTCATAAATGAATCAAGAGAGTTGTACAAGAAGTACATAAAGGAATTGCCTGAAACATACAGAAAAAGACTTCAGTCCGACCTTGAAACGAACATTGAGGTTTTAGGAAAGGAAGAGGGAGAAACTGTATTCTTCAACAACCTGCAAGTTTCCAAGACAAACGACTACGGACAATCAAAGGACAGTTTATTCAATCTGCTTTACAATGAAAACAAGTTAAAGTTAAGCCGTGCTGAAGACAAGGGAGTTAATGCCCCGCTTCAGGACTTCAAGGAAACTGTAAAGATTGCCTCAAGAACTGCTATGCGTCAGGCGATTGAACTCGGAGCAGACAGAGTTGTGTTTGTTGAATCTAAGGATACGCACCCTGATGTGGATATGCGTAACCAGAGAGGTCAGCAACTTTACGACAAGGATATTCCTGCGATGGTTGCTAGCGACATCAAGAAGTTTGGTGGAGAACTTAAGCCTGCAAACAACCTTAAGAAGTCTCAGGCTTATGAAACCTCTGACACGCACGACACGCACGAGATTCTGTCTCGCTCTAGGGGTTACGATGTAACTCCTGCTATGAAGGAGACGCTCAAGGGTCAACCTGCCTATAAGGTTTCCGATGCAGAAGGATATATGCCTCCAAGTTTTCCTTCTATGGATGAGATGATGAGCAACATTCTTGAACATACTGCAAAGGCAAAGTCGAAAGAACAAGCGGATGACAATGTTCCTAAGAGATATACGCCATCTCAAATGGAAGGAGAGTTCGTTGGTCGTGTAGCCAAGGAAAATCCTAAGTTAACAAAAGATATAAGCGTCAGGTTTAAAAAACTCCGTTCCTCTAAATTTGGTACAGAGTATAAACTTAGTCTATACAAGGATGCTCCTAATGGCTCTGAAGTCTTCATTGGCTCATTTACTTCTGAAATAGATGGAAATAGTGCTGCCTCTGGTATGGCTGAAATTAAAGAGCAATTTAGAAACAAGGGTTACGGAAGACTGTTATATTCTGAAATGGCTGAACGACTCCGTGAGCAAGGTGCTAGGTCTTGGGGTGGAAGAATGATTGACCAAAAAAGAAGACCTCAAACACTCCGTGAAACAGTCATTGACCAAGAAAACGCGAGAATTGGATATCAGGATTCTGAGACTAGACTTTCTGATGAAAGGCAAGACTACAATGGAGACAAGACATTCTTCATCGAATCTAAGATGCACGGAAAGGCTCACTATAAAACATCTGATGCTGAGTATAGACCTGACATAAAACCTTTTGAGGGCAACTACAAGGTAAGCGACAGCGTCAAGAAGGGCGTAAGCATCCTTGGTAAGTTCATTGATGACAACGCTGACACGGCTAACATATCCCCTGACATCAAGAATGCGATGAAGGTTCTGCGTGAGGCTGTCAGAAAGCAGGATGCTACTGACGAAGTACTTGAGCCTGAAGTCAGAGAAGCCTACGATAAGATTGTAGCGTCTGTTGAGGAAGGCATTTCTCGTCCTGCACTTACGCCAGTAGCAACGCTCAAGGAACTACAGAAGATACTCAAGCCCCTCGACAAGGGCATCGAGAAGAACTCTCAGCGAATTTCAAAGAAGATACGCAAGGGCTACGAGGAAGATATGGCTGAAGGTGCTGACCTTGAGGCTGAGGATAACGCCCAGAGGCAGAACGAGTACCGACAGAATCAGAACGAGGGTGCTGACCTTGAGGCTGAGGATATTCAGCAGGCTCAGGCTACTAACCGCAGGGATATGGACGAGGGTGCTGACCTTGATAGCAACCAGTCCCAGCAGTCCGACCTTGAGGTGGGTGCTGATGTGGAGGCTGGAACTATCCCTGCTCCGTCTGCTAAGTACCCTGCCTTTCCCTACCCTGCCCCTGCTACTCCCACGATTCCTAAGCGTCCTGTAGCCCCTTCTAGCCCCCCTCCTGCCTCTGCTAGCCAGTTAAGCACATCCATCTATCCGTCCCCCTTCCCCAAGAACCTTCCTTCCGCTAAGCCTATGGGCAAGTTAGAGGGCTGGAGAGGTTGGACGCTTGAAAAAGGTCTTAACGGAGGCTTCTGGAAGAACGCTGTCGGCTGGATGATTGTTGTCCAAGGAGACAAGTTCAAGGTGTACAACCCTCAGAAGGCTTTACAGGGCATTTACCAAGACCTCGACCAAGCCAAGCGGAGAGTCCAAAGGGCTGAACCTAAGCAATGAGTCCTATAGACCCGAACCTCCTAGACACGGCTGAGGAGTTCAAGAGGGGTGGATGGATAGTAGCCGTCCTAGGAGCGTTGGGTGCTGTCGCTCGTTTAATAATTACAAACGAAAGGTGGCAAGGAATTATTTGGGTTCGCAAGGCTCTTGCTGGTGCTATTGTTGGCACTCTGGTTTATTTCGCCATCAACAACGCTGACATAGATGCTATGTACAAAGGAATAATCTATTCCTCATCTGGTGCTTTAGCCCCCGACATTTTTGAGTGGGCTAAGCGTAAGGTTCTCAAGAAGTAAATGAAAACTAAGTGGCTCAAAAGTTTACAAAGGCTGGCAATGCTATTTGCTTTTGTAACCCTTACTGGATGCCAATCCGTACAACCTCAACAACCCCCCGCAACATCATTCACTAATGAAGAAAAAGACAACTACATCTCGAAAGTCGAAAGCATCGTCTCCGATTCTGCTTCTGCCCTTACTGCTGTCGTTAATAGCCTCCCTAAGGGAGATGTTCGAGAACTCGTCCAAGGACAAGTAATCCGTCTGGGTGGCGTTTCTAAGCCCTCGACAATCAAGGTGGAGGAGTACAGCCGTATGCTTGCTCAAAGCGACTCCAAGGCTATCCAGAAGGACAAGGACGAGGCATCTAAGGTAGACGCTGAGACCGATGTCCTTTATGCTATGGTAGAGCAGAGGGACTTGGAGTTGGCTGAGGCTAACAGCAGGGCTGACGCTGAATTCAAGCAGAAGATTCTCTGGCAGTTCAGCACCGCTGGCTTGGGATTATTTATCGCTGGTTTGTTGGCATTTGCATTTACACCCTTCAAAAAGTCCGCTGGTATTGTTATGGCTGGCGGTATGCTGGCTATGGCTTCCGCTTGGATATTCGACTCCACTTGGTTCACTTGGGTTGTTGCTGTGTCGGTGTGTGTGTCGGTGATTGGAATTGCTATCTCTATCTACAAGGACAAGTCCAATAAGGCTTCCGAACAAGATGCTAATAAAGAAGACAAACGCAAAGAAGCCCCAGTCTTGTCTGAATAGTCCGTCTTCAATCTTGCTACCTACATAATCTCCGAACTTCATTTCCAGAATTCGTCTGGAATGATATCAACGAACAGAGGAGCGTTGTCACCATAGTCCTTGCCAAGGATGTTGAGGTGCATATACTCTTCCGCATCGTCAAAGGTCATCATATCTTCCTCCATAAGATTAGCGACGATACGCTCCGTGGAGTACACGGCACAATACCCATCAGGAGTGTTGGACACACCAAGGAAGGCGTGTTCACATCCGTCTGCGATGACGATGTTCTCGTCAAAGTTCATAAGGAATTCTTTGAGTTTATCAGCGTTGGTCATAGGAGATTACTTAGTGATGATTCGGTAGTGTGGAATAGGGCGAGTAATCATACCAGACTTCACTCGGTACATCCGCATTTCAAGAAGATTATTCTTCAAGGCGGCACTAAGTTTCCGTGAGATAACAGGCTCAGAACTGTTCCACATCTTCTGAATTTCCCTGCGGGTGTAGAACCCATCGGCAGGCTTTTCAGGCACAGCCTTGCCAAACAGTTTCTCCAGAGCCTTGAGGTCTTTGTTGTTCATAGAAAGTTTAAAGTCCTTTGACAGAGTAGATGAACTTCTTGCCAACTCGGTGAGCCTGCCAGACCTTCCAGTCGTTACCTTGAACGAACCCATAAGTCCAGCCTGACCCCCACTTGCTCGTGGCTAGGCGGTTCTTACTATAGTCCATCGTCTTGACGCACAGACAGCCGCCAGAGAATCCGACTGCTCCGTTATGCTTCTTGGCGTTGACCTGCTGGATGGAGTGCAGGTGACCCATAATGACAGCACCCTGAGGCTCAGCGTAATGGATGGCGTGTTCCTCTACGGCACGAGTGCCACAGGTGTAGCCGTGTACGAACTTGACCTTGCCTAGGGTGTGTACTCCGTCCTCAGCGTGGTAGTCGTAAATCTTTTTGCATCCATTTTTCTTGAGATGGTTGCGGATGTCGTTCTTTAGGTCGCTACAATAGTCCACCATCATTCCGTGCGTAGAGCCGTTGATAATTTGGTCGAGGCGGTCATCGTGGTTTCCGTTTAAGAAAATAGTAGGCTGGGTGCGGCTGATGAAATCCTTGCCAGCCTTGACATCAGCAACCAACGACTCGTCTTCTTCCTTGCGACCAGCACCTCTACGAATGGAACGGAAGTCCCAGTTGTCACCAAGGTGAATGACTTGGTCAGGGGAGAACCACTTAAGGAACTTATAGAATTCTTTTGCAACATCCTTGTCCACCATATCTCCGTGGTTGTCTCCCACGGCTACGAACTTGATTAGTTTACTCATTGGTGATATCGAAAGTGTCGTTACGCAAGACCTTAAATTGGTCGGTACGCATATGACGAATGACTCCATCCTTCTCAAACACAACAGCAAAAATATCGTTACTAAAAGTTCCTCCGTCACGAACATACATCAGCCAGCCGTAGCCGATGTCGGTGCTGACTGGGATAGGGTTTCTGAATTCGTGAATCATTTGGTGCAGGTCTTGCCCCATTTAGGTTTGCCGTT